TGGGTCAGGACAACTTGATTTGGATATACCATATGAAGACCTGAAAAAAACGATAGAAGCTGCCAAGGTTAACGTAGATACCAACAAAAATAAAAAAACAGGAAAGCCAATTTTCACCAAAGAGCAGCAAGAAAAAGCGACAACACTGTTAAATAGCATTCTTTACATATACGATCCAGAAAGCTTAAAATTTATCAAAGAAGCTTCTTTGGCTTACATCAAAGACAGGCTTGACAAGTGCTCTCAGAGTGAAGGCAAAGATCCTTTTCTTCCTATCGCTTCAAAAAGCGATTATCATTCTCTTGATCTTATAGATGAATGTAGTAAAGGAATACCTTACACAAGCGAAATCAAAGAAAAAGATCCAACGAAGAAAAGCAAACTCCCAGTGGAACCATCCACATCATGGGCGTCTGTCGTGTCTTTAGGCAAACTTTTCTGTGTGTTTTGTTTACCAGGTCTTCTTGAAAGCGCTGCTCAACAAGGCGTCGAAGAAGTACAAATAAACTTTTATCAGTTCAATGAATCGTGTGGGCCTTTAAGCTACGCAAATATAGCTGAGTTTCCAATTGATTTGAGGTTTTTTTACTTTCAGTTCCAAGATTTCATTGAGAATCGAGGAGGTGAATCGATGACCCTTCAAGATTTTATGCAATTCGTTATTACAACCCAAGTCATGGACAATAGGGCTTTGGGATACGGAATGAAAGATTTTTATCAGCCTTTGTCAAGAGATAACATCTCTGATTTAACCCAAAAAGAGGAAAAAAAGGATAAAAATGGCAACGTTATTGAGCAGGGATTCGACACCAAGATGTCCGAATGGATAGCTACTTACAAAAATCTAAAGCAACCTAACGTTGTAATGTATGCTGAAACTGTTCCAATCGATCAACCAAGTGAACCAAAGAATTTAGATCTGCTGCAGAAGATAGCATCGACTGTTGGATCTTATTACAATGAACCCAACTTTGATCCCTCCCAGAAACAACCAAAAAAAATGCTGAGAGTGCATATCTATGATAAAAGTTATGATCCATATGCTGTTATAGCGCAGACGATACTAAAGAATGACTCAGGAGGGTATACTGTGCTTTCAGATGAAAGTGCACAGCAGCTTTTTGCGGCTGCAGGTGCCCCCGCAGCCGCGGCGGCAGGGAACGTCGCTGCCGTGAAGGCTCTCTATAACGATTATATATCAAAAGGAAAAGCTAGAGTTGTTTCTGGTGGCAGGGACGTATTGCGAAACTTCGTAGGAGAAATGGTTCCGACCATAACATATGGCACGAACGGTTCTACGATATCAAACGCTTCGCTTGCTTCTAAAACCGATGGTCTCTTGGGGACAATCAATTTAATGGGTGGAAGCCAAAAATCTTCATCAAAATTAAGTGAAAATGGATTGACACAGGAAGCTAATCAACTTCCTATGAGAATAGTGCCGGCTCAACTAACGATGAACTCACTTGGTTGTCCTATCGCAGAACCTTATCAAAGCTTTTATATAGATTTTGGCACGGGCACGACCTTGGACAATCTATACGTTTCAACGCAGGTGGCTCATAACTTCAGCCCTGGCAAGTTTGAAACTTCATGGACGTTCGCTTATGCTGATGGGTATGGAAAGTTCTTCTCTGCAACATCCATAGGAGAAGAAATCAAAAAGTTCAACGAAGATCTTAAAAAACAGTCTCAATGAAAATGTTGAGCACGAAGCTGTATACTTTCAGCAAATCGTGCAAAAATTTTATATTTCACCAAAGATTCTGGGAACAGAATCTTTTCTTGAAGTGTCTTCTGATGGGTTTTCAACCCATCAGAAGGTTCCTCAAGATTCTTGGTTATTTTCAGGCGAATACAAAACAGAACGATACAAATGTGTTGACACCCTTTGCAGATTAGCTAACGTTAACATTGCATCAAAACCTGAAACCAAATGGGTCAACATGATGATGACATTGAGTGGAGGAGAATCTCCACCGTGGTCGCAGATAATGCCGCAGAGTCAATATAAAAAGTACGTAAAAAACATCGTAAAATCGATTATAGGAAACCACAAACAATTACCAGAAGAATATTATGTGAATACGTGGATACAATGTGATGGTCTTTTTAGATCATTACGTCCTGCTCGTGTCGATAATTCCTTGCATAAAAGTCTGATGGACAATGAAGGCCATGGTAATGGAGCCCTAGAAACATTTAAACCCGGACCGGGTGGATTTGCTCCTGTTGTTGTTTACGACAGATTTGGAACGAGAACTGGAAGATTGACGGTCGAATCCGGTCCTAATATTCTTGTCCTCAAGAAAGAGCATAGGTCAATTTTACGTTCATATTATCCTCAAGGTGACATCGTCTCTCTTGATTTTTCTTCTTTGGAGGCACGGGTTCTTCTCGCCGAGGCGCAACAGCATTTTGTTGGAGATGTCTACCAGCAGATGTCAAACGACATTTTTCAAGGAAAAGTTTCTCGATCTGCAATTAAAACTGCCGTGCTCGGTGAGTTGTATGGCGCCTCTAAGGCGACTTTGGGTTATAAGCTTGACATGTCTGGTATCGAATTAGACAGGTTCGTAGCCACAATAAAATCCTATTTCAAGACAGATGAAATTAAATCACGTTTAAAAAAACAGTTTGAAGAAAATGCAATGATTCGTAACAGGTTCGGTCGACCGCTTTTTATCGATTCAAAAAACTCAGATTATCTCTTGATCAACACATATGCACAAAGCACAGGCGTCGACGTCTCGCTTCTAGGTTTTAATTCAATCATCAACTCTCTTGGAACTGATGGTGTAAGACCTCTTTTCATCCTTCATGATGCATTGATTCTCGATGTAAGGAACGACAGAATGAAAGATATTGAATCGATAAAATCTGTAAAAATTCCTGGATACGAACATGAATTTCCTTTAAAATTGGAATGAACATTCCCAATCGACAAGGTATGGTAAATATATGTCATTAAGTCCTGAAAAAATTGCATCTAACTTTGATAAGTTTCGTTCATTGTGTGAAAGGTTAGGCGATAGATCCGAAGCAGCCTTGACGCTAGTTGATCATTTCAATGAAAGACTTGCTTTGTGTCCAGCTTCAGGAAGAAAAGAATTTCACCTTGCAGAACCTGGTGGTTTAGTCGATCATTCTCTTCGGGTCCTTAGCAACGCGATGAAACTTTGTAAGTCATTCGAATATGATCTTCCAAAAGATTCTCTTATCATTGGTTGCCTTTTTCATGACATTGGAAAGCTAGGTGATTTAAATCACGAATATTATTTGCCACAAGATTCCGATTGGCATCGTGAGAAGCTGGGAGAGACATACAAACACAATAAAGACATCAAATATATGTCTGTTCCTCACAGAGGTGTTTGGTTGTGTCAACAGTTTGGACTGCGTTTGACGCAAGATGAATGGTTGTCAATCATGTTAAATGATGGGTGGGTGCTTCAAGAAAATAAGGCATATTGTCTAAAAGAATCAAGTCTTGTTCATGTTGTAATGACGGCTGATTATATCTCAACAAAACAAGAGAAGGAATTACCAGAAGGTCAATAATTAATTACATGTCGGTCACCGATATTCTTCGCCAATATATTCGAGAACTAATTGAAGAGGTCAGAGATAATCCTCGTGTAGGGGATCAACTGAAAAATGCCGATGGTTCTGGCGAAAGCGGAGAAGATGAAGAAGAGAATGAAGAAGAAGTAGACGAGATGAATGTCACAGCCAATATCGTTGGACCGACTCTTCCACTGGGAATGAAAACCCCTGGAAAAAAGAAAAAACCTGGCTGGAGCTGAGATGAAAAACTTAATACTTCCTTATGTCGCCCTCTTCACGACGGGCGTAATCGGTGCTTTCATCACAAAAAAAGTTCAAAGTGGTATTTTGCCAATTTGGTCGGCGATCGGACCTTCAATCATCAGCGGTTTATTGTGGGGTTATATAGCAAGAAGATCTCACAGTTTAAGCCTCATGTCGGTATTGGTCGACGTGATCTACACAGCTGCTTTCGTAATAGGATTCATTATCTTAGGTGATAGATTAACTTATCTTCAAATTGTCGGTTTTCTTATTTCACTCGTCGGCGTTGCAATGATGGCTGCTTGACAACGAAGCGCATATTTAATTTGTCGACTACGATCGACGCGGATGAGGAAGCGGAATTCAACATGAAAAGTAATTTGTTCTGCCTGGTCAAAGGGCACCGTGCAAAAACTTGTCGAGAAATTATAAAAGCTATACAACCAACCTCATTCAGTTTAGGTTGACAAAAGACTTGAATGTCTAACAAGGACGTCACCTACATGTTGCAGGTGATCTAAATTATTCATTCACAGCGGAAACGGAAAAGGAAAATATTATGGCAATCGATCTAGAAGCAATCAAGCGACGTGTGGCTGAACTCAGTGGTGTGAAGAAGACATCTTCTGTTCAGATGTGGAAGCCAGGCCTAGGCGAGCACAAGGTACGATGTCTGCCTTGGAAGAACGCGGCTGAAGGACAACCTTTTATGGAGAGGTGGTTCTATTACATCGGCGACAATGCAGGAATCCTTGCGCCAAATCAGTTTGGAAAGCCTGACCCAATTAATGACCTGATTCGCAAGTTGTACAGCAGTGGTAAGCCTGATGATCGAACCTTGGCTAAGAAGTTGGCACCAAAGATGCGTTGTTACGCGCCTGTCATCGTCCGAGGTGAGGAGGACAAGGGAGTTCAGGTTTGGTCGTTCGGTAAGATTGTTTATCAGCGTATGCTTGGATTCTTTCTTGATGAAGAGGTAGGAGATATCCTCGATCCTAATCAGGGGTTCGACCTAAAGGTCACGATCACGAAGGCACAAGGAAAGCAGTTCAACGACACAATGGTAGATCCAGCCCGTCGACCTTCAAAGCTTCATGAGGATTCGAAGACCATGGCAACATGGTTGGAAAACATTCCAAATATCGATGACATGTATCGTCTCAAGTCAACACAAGAGATTGAATCCGTCCTTAACAACTGGCTCAATGGTGGTTCGGCTGATGAGCAACCCACAGTTGAAACAACGCGAGGACCTGCCCAAACCGATGCCCTGGCAGATCTTGTAGCCGAGGTCAAGGGAACTGCAGCTGAGAAGCCAAAGAAGGCGAAGAAACCTGACGATGAGGCGTCTCCAAAGAAACAAAGCCTTGATGATGCGTTTGCTGATCTAATGGGCGACGACTGAAAATATTAGGTTTAAATTCAAACGCCGAAGATTTCTTCGGCGTTTGAACTATTTGCTACTTTTAAAGGATAATCAACACTATGGCAAAAAGAGAAAAGAACGATGACACTGAAGTTGTAATGAAGAAATCAGAAGTCGACAGCATGATGAAAGACTTGATTTCATCAATCAACAAAGAATTTGGACAAAGAATCGCCTATAATCTTTCGGAGATGGATGCACCGACGGTCGTCAAGCGATGGATTGACACAGGTTCAATTCAGTTGAATTATGCTATTCGTAATGCTGTTGGTGGAGGTTATCCTGAAGGTCGTATTATTGAGATTAGTGGATTGCCTTCCTCAGGCAAATCACATTTGGCATATCACGCAGCGGCGATGGTGCAACAACAAGGTGGATTAGTCGTTTATATAGATACCGAGAATGCCACACCTGTTGCCAAGCTTGCTGATATGGGTGTCGACGTTCGCAGAAGATTTGTCTACTGCGATTCACACTGTACAGAGGAGGTGTTCTCCATCATTGAATCCACTATCACCAAGGCAAAGCAAATTCTTGAGAAGAACATTCCAATCCTCGTTATTTGGGATTCAGTTGCAGCAACTTCTCCAAAGGCCGAGTTGGATGGCGACTACGACCAAAACTCAATCGGTCTTCAGGCTCGTGCAATTTCCAAGGGTATGCGTAAGATCACAGGTGTTATTGGACAGAATAATGTGACGCTTCTTTGCATCAATCAGCTTCGTGACAATATTGGTGTCATGCATGGTGATCCAGCAACAACACCTGGCGGCAAGGCCATTCCTTTCCATTCTTCAGTTCGTATTCGTTTAGGAAGTGGCAATCAAGTCAAGGATAAGGCCGGTAACCCTATCGGCATTCATACAACAGTTACGATTAAGAAAAACAAAGTGGCTGCCCCGTTCCGCAAGTGCGAATTCGACATCATCTTTGGTAAAGGTATCGTTGAAGACGAATATCTTTTCGACGAGGTTCGTTCGCACTGCAAAGTCAATGGACCTGTAAAGCGAGAAGGATTTGAAATTAACGTTACAGGTGATGGTGCCTGGAAAGAGTTATCTGTCGTCAACTCAAAGACGGGAGAAGTTTTAGTTGAGAAGAAATTCTATAAGTCAGAGTTTGGTGAAATGCTGAAAGACGAAAAATATAAGAATTATTTACTTACGGCGATTGATTCAGCATTAGTAACAGTTGGTGGTGAACCATCAGGTGAAGGTGATGGAGAAGGAGGGACAACAGATGAGTGATATATTCTGGATTCGATGTGAAGTAGACAATGATAATCTTGTTCCAAAGTATCAAACACAAGGATCAGCAGG